TGATACCGCCATTCACAGTGTTTTTGACCCGTCTTTTATAAAAGAATTAGCAGCTGGTTCTGAAGGTAAAAAAGTTATTCAAAATGTAAATGGTGTGCTCAGGCCTGTTGAACAGCCTGGACGCGAACCAATTACGCTTACAGAAAAACCCGCACAATTTCTTGGTGCGTATACTGCAAGATTAATTGCTGATCTTGGCACCGATCAGACTCGTCGTTATTGGTGGAAGTACAATAACCCCCTGGCTATTTCACAACAATTAATAAGTAAAGCAGGCAGGGTTGGCGAACAAGTTCAACAAATGACTCCAACACAGAAAGGTTTGTTGGGTCTTGCAACGATGACACCTGTTGCTGCTTCAATGGGTATTTATGACATCACCAATCCAGGTGAGTTATTTAGGCCAAAAGGCTTTGCACAACAATATGCAGAACCTGGTTCGGATGATCGGCGTGAAACTACCCAACCTGCAGAAGAATTATTTGAACGTTTCTTTTTGCAACGTCAAGGACAACCACTCAAGTATGAAACAGCAAAACAAGATATTCCTGATTTAACACCTCAAAGGTACGGTAATTTTATGCGAACTTATTACCAAGATAAAGGTTTATTAAATCTTGGTGTTTTAAAAGCAACTACAGAAAATCTTCAAGGTGTGCCGGAAGCACGTCTCCTTGGTTTTCCTATTACCATCCCATCGGCTGCTGCAACAGCTGGTGCAGTGGCTGGAGTTGCTATGGCCGGTAGACGAGGTGTTAGCCCTAATCGCACGATCTTGGCAGGTCTTGCAGGTTCTGTTGGCGGCGCTGCAATTGGTAATGTGGTGAATGAAGTGATTGCTATGGCCAATCGCCCTAGGCTTCCTGACTTACATGATTATCAAGAACAATACAGTACAGTTCCTTTGGATCCAACACAACAAAATATAGGCTGATAAAATTAAGATATAAAAATAATAAATGTAATGGCATACCCGTCTTCACCGATTGCCTTGCCAGATCCTTGGGCATTACAACAAGATTTGAATGGAACTAATGGTGGTATGTCGGTACCATTAGAATTCAAGCCCAATACAAGTGCAGATCCCAGGTATTTTGGTCAACTCTTACAAAACCTTCAAAATACCCTTAATGCAACAGGACAAAATATTCAAATGGGCGCCCAACGGGCTAACACAACAATTGAACAAATGCCCGCTGGCAATCGTGTACTTGCATCGAGAGCGGCACGTTATGCACCTGGTACTGCAGCCGCCATACAACAATTCCCAACGGATCCCATGGCCGGGCTTGCAACCCTTGGTATTACCGCTGCAGCTGGTAAAGGAATTCAAGCGTTAAGTCGCGTTGTTCCCGGTGGTTTTCTAGCACAGGGTGCTGTACAACTTGCAGGTGGTTTACTTGCCGCTCCAATCGCCAGTCAGCTTGGTAAAGGTGTTTCTGCATTGGGTAATCAACTTATCGGTGGCGCTCAAGCTGCCACTGGCGATGTGGTTAATGCATTAACCGGTGCACAACGCGAAGCTGGACAATCTGCTGGCACCGGCACCGAAGCCGGTGTTGCATCTGATAAAGCATTAGCTCAACAGCAAGCACTTCTATACCAAATGGGAGTTAGCCTGCCAAAGCAATATTTAACTGAAAATTATCAAGCTATTCAAAAATATAAAGAAGCAGATAAAACTCGTACAATGCAGTTGAATCAACAAAATGCAGTCTTGATGGGTCAATTAAATCAACAGATTATTGCTGGTCAATTGGCATCGGGTGCACAAGCACAAGCTGGTGCTACTACCCGTGACATCTTAACTTCTAATCCTTATGCTGCTTCCGTGCTGCAAACCGGTGGCGTTCGTGGTATCTAATCATGCCAAGTTATGATTTAAACAAAAACTTTACCCCAGGAGCTGGAACAAGCTTTAACACTAGGGGCGCATACAGTTTTGTACCTGCCGAAGGATCCTCTAATATTTTGGGGGGCGGTATTCAAAGTATTCCTATTGCCGATAAATATATGGCAATTTTGAATGACCCAACCTTTCAAAAATTACCAGAAGCAGATAAAACTCGTTATTGGAGTGCTGTGCAACCTTCTGAAACCACTTCACTTCTTAATATGCTTTCAAGCCCCGAGTGGCAATCACAGCAAGATGCGTTGCAAGAACGAACAATTCAAAGAGGTTTGGAAGCTTACAAACAAATGGGCGATCAACAAATGAAATATAACTTAATCAATCGTGGCTTGACTGCTCTTCAAACTGGCATTGAACGTGGTTTAACTAAATATCAAGATCCGTACTCAATTGCAAATATGATTGCAAATGGTTACGCAGAAGGCGCACGGTCTAGTGCTGGGTTAGCTCAAATTGGTGCTGGTATTCCAGCAACAACATATTACAAAGTGTAAGTCATGGGCGCGTATTACGGAACTGGCCCTGGTTCTTTAATGCCAGATCCTTCATTACAAGGGATAACTAAAAGCTTTGGAGTTGGGCAAGCATATAATTATGATAGTGGTAATTTAGCGAGAACAGGAATGTTACCCGAGTTAATATTTGGTGGTGTTAGCTCCTTGATTGGAGGATTTGCTTCTGCTGCTGGTGCTAATAGCCAAGCAGAGGCAATGATTAAAGCTGCTCAAATTCAATCCCAAGCTCAGCGTGATGCAGCATTTACAAACTTGCTTGCCGGTCAATATGCTTTAACAGGTGCCAAGGAATTTGATCGTTTTCAACAACAAAAAGCAGCTGATTATCAACTAGCATTTTTAGAGCCACGCAAAATTCAACTTGCTTCTGAAGAGCGTCAACGTGGAATTTCAGATAGTCTTTCCCCTGGTGCACAAAAACTTCGTTTTCAGCAAAATATTGATTCAATGAATCGTAGCCTTGCCGAACGTCGTGCAGTAACAGATGCAATGTTTGGGCCAGTTGCACAACAGCCATTCCAATATGGAAGTATGCCTGGTTACGCACAAGTAGCTTAATTTAAATTTAAAATATTTGAGCTTTGTCATAAAAAATAATGAGCAACCTTGAAGAACGTCATCAAAATGATTTAAAAGTTGATTTTATTATTGAAGAAGCAGCCGGTGGCAATCAAGCCGCTTTTGAATATTTGCATTTGATGGCGTCTGCTGCACGTATTGTTGATGATATTCAAGATGAACCGGAAGAGTGTCCTAAACAAAAGTTAATGGAGTTAATTGAATATTTATTTATTTCAATCCCCGGTAATGGTTTTTACCGTGCCAATGAAAAAATGTTATTTGCGCAACATTTAGTTTTGTGGAACGCTTGGCAAGCAAGCAATATTCTTGAAAAAGGGGACTCAATTGACCAAATTTATGCGCATGTACTACGTGACTACATAAACGAACTTTTGCCCTTAGTAGCATTTTTGACCCAGGGTCAGTGTAAAATGAAGGAAATAAACTTGTTAATACGCAAGCTTTTTAAAAAAGAGATAGGAGAATAACATGGGATTGTATGGTGGTGGCAACATAAAGGTTGAGGCTCCAAAGCCTGATCCGATGCAGTCAGCATATTACTCTTATATGATTGATCATCAAAAATTTATAGATGATCAAGCCAAAGCTGCTAAAATCGAAGAAGACAATCAGATAGCTGCCGCCAAATCCACCGGTCTTGCTGGATATAATTCTCATCGTCTAAATGTTTTAAATCAATTTGATTCAGGTCTTATTGACGCATCTCAAGCGCAACAACAACTCAAAGACTATGAAGATCGTTATAAATTAGGAGTAGGTTTTTCACAAGCAGATATAAATGCTTTAACGGATAAAGCAATCCAATCTGCCAGTTCCAAGTCCCAATTATTAGCCGGTCAAACTTATAAAGATATTCTTGGTCGTGCAGCCAGTGATGCTGAATTACAAAGTTTTGCTGAAATGTCTAAAACAGGTCAGTACAAACTTTCTGACTTAGTTAACTCAATTAAGTCCGGCAGCGAATATCAAGAAAAATTTGAGGATAATTACTTAACAAGTTATTACGACACAATATATGGCAAGCAAAAAACCACAACGGATGCCAGTGGCAAAACCGTTAAAACAGGCTTGCGTACTTTTAAATATGATTCAAGCAATGACCCAACTTTTACTGGTGATATAGCCGCTTCCACTGGCATCAAATTAGCCGAAAGTGGCACGGAATTCACTGGTACTCCCGACGAAATTCAAGCTTTCCAACAATCCCAACGTCAAAAACGTGATTTCATGTACAACGCTGGTTTAACCAACCTTCAAGGCCAAATCGATAAAGATACCCAAAAAATTAAAAATGAAGGATCTAAGGAAGTGCAACGTATTACCACACAGGGACAATTACTCTCGAATTTAGCGCAAGGTTTCTGGTCATAAAAATAACCTTGCTATAATTTAAAAAGCCAACTTTAAGGTGCTACAAAATGGCAGTCGACCTTTCTTACAAGACCGATCCCGTATATACAGCTTTATCTGCGGAAGATAAGGCTATTGTTGACAAACAGCAGTTCCAGCAAGCTTACGGCGGCATGGGTGCAGCTTCCCTTGGTGATTTCCAAACCCTTTTGGGCCGCTTGGAAGCCTCCAAAATTCGTCAACAACAAGCCAAAGATCTTTCGTCTCGTCCGAATATCTACGCACAAGGCCTTGCTCAAATGATGAGCAACTTCTAATTTTTATTCACACAGGATACCACCATGGCTGTTGATACTTCTTATAAAAACGACCCCCTATACCAAGCCTTGTCTACTGAAGACAAAGCTATTTATGACAAGCAGGCGTTTCAACAGGCCTATGGCGGCATGGGCTCTGCTTCCCTTGGAGATTTTGAAACCCTCCTCGGACGTTTAGAAGGTTCTAAAATCCGCCAACAGCAAGCCAAAGATGTTTCATCACGTCCAAACATCTATGCACAAGGCCTTGCTCAAATGATGAGTAACTTCTAAACTTGGGAAATAACCGTGGCAACTACCTGGGGCTATAAAGACGATTCTGGGGCTTGGCAAGAAGCTGATCCATTTGCTGACGCTTCTTCCTCTGCAGATGCAGCAGCTGGCTTTCCTTTGGAAACATACAAAAAAGCTGCAGGTGTTGCTTACGAATTTTCCAAGAAAAAACTAGAGGACACCCGTGCACAACAAGAAGCTCTTGCCGCCCAACAACAGCGTTACAAGCAAGAAGATGAAGGCAGGGATTACCTCCAGGCCCAACGAGCTTATAAATATTGAGCTGTTTGATACTTGGGTAGATAACCTTGATTCTGCTACCCAAGAATCCTTCTGTTCGTTTGCTGAAGATAATTATTCCATAATCGAATGTTTTCTGTATTCCAAGTTCCTTGGCTATACAGGAAGCATTGTTTCATGCGAAGCGTGGATTAAAGATCATTACAAAAAACCTGACCATCGTAAAATCCTCTTGGATGAAATTGCAGAAATGCAAGAGGACATTCGAAAACTCAGGGAAGATATTGAGAATTACGGCGTTAAACGTGATGCTGGTGTGGCGCGTATTGCCAGCATGCAAAAAGAATTGCGTGGCACAATTGCACAGGTGGAACAGTTTACTTCCGCCAAAGATCGTAAGGGCCTTCTTATGGCTGGTGCTGATCGCGCCATTCGTGAGTTGATGTTTATTTTCAAGGATGATCCCATTGAAGGTCCCCTGGAAGAAGCATCAATGAGTGTGTGGGCACGTATGCAGTTAGAAGAATAAAAATAAAGCAGTACTTCTTCTATAATTAGGAATAACTGAATAAATATCATGCCCGCACCAGTTCCCCCTAAAGGCAAACCCGCCGCTGGTAAAGCCGTCCCACCTAAAGGTAAAGCAGTTCCCCCCAAGGAAAGCCCTAAAGATAAAATGGCTCGTCTGCGTGCCATGCAAGATAAAAAGAAAAAGTAATTAGGAGTTAACCATGGGCCCTCAAGCCAAATCTTCTGCTGGTATTTCTGGCAAGCCACCTTCTGGCAGAGGTTCATCTGATTTTTATACAAATGTATTAAATCAACAAAAACAAGCCGTTGCCAATATTCCTACTACGCAGGCTGCACAAGCCGCACCAGGAATGCCCCCCAATCGCCCCAATCCTTCCTTCCTCAATCAGCCAGCACAAACTCCAACTGGCCGACCGGTACCTAATCAGCAAGCCCCAGGTGCTGGTTCCGATGATCAGTATGCACAAGCCTATGCTGCTTATATGCAGAGACAGGGTGGTGTAGGAATGCCTGGACAAGAACCACAGCAACCAGGTAACCCTGGTGAAGCAGCCAGGGAATTTGCTGGACTTGGTGCACCAAACCCTGCACAACAACAGCCAGGTGTATTTGACCAACAAGGTCCCCAACGTCGTCGTCCAGGTGGTGGGATGCCTCCACAAGCTGGTCCTCAGGGCATCAGAATGGGTGGTGGATACGCAAGTCGCTCGTTTGGTTAATGCCTAATTCCAAAATGCCACCGGCACTTGTTGCTCATTTCAAGAAGAAAGACGCAACAAATCCAGACGGATCTGAAATGTCCGATGGTGATAAACGTAAAGCGGCATTAGATAAAGCACGTCAATATCAAAAACAAAAACAAATCAAAGGTAAATGAGTTAGTATTCAGTAATACCTGGTACTAACTCATGCCTTCATACGTTCATCTAGCCTATCGGCGCAATGCACGTGCGGCGGCAAAAAACCATCAACTCAAAGAACCCAAGAATTACGAGCAAGCAAAACTTGCACGAGAAGACTTTGGTTATTTTTGTGATTATGTAGCAGACAAACCACCTGCTGCACATCACAGGGAGTGGCATCGCCACTTTGTAACAAATGAAGATAGTCAGTGCTTAATTAAAATTGCTGGCCCTAACGTAGACCTGCTTGCCCCCCGTGGGTCAGCTAAATCAACGGTCTTAGGTTTGTTAACTGCATGGGCAATTGGCGTTCATACAGAAGCCAAACTCCCTTTGCAGATTCTTTATCTTTCTTATACGGTTGATATTGCACGATCCAAGTCTGCAACCATCAAACGAATTATTGAAAGCAAACGTTACCAAGAAGTATTCCCTAAGGTACGCCTTCTTAAGAATGTCACCAGTAACGAATATTGGTCGATTGATCATAAGTTTGCTGGTATTGAAGTAACTGGTGACGAACAATTTACGCTTTGTGCAGCGGGCCTTAAAGGTTCAGTGACCTCTAAGCGTTCGCATTTAGTAATGATTGATGACGCTATTAAGTCTGCTGCTGATATTGGTAATCCTGACATTCGTAAGACAATGCAGGATAACTGGAACGCGGTGATTTCACCAACCATGTTTGAAGGTGCTAGGGCCATCTGCCTTGGTACCCGATTCAGGCATGATGACATTCACGCCACCACATTCAACGAACAAAACAACTGGACTCAAATTGTTTTGTCAGCGATTCAAAACGATCCTAAGACTGGTGAGGAGGAATCCTACTGGCCTGAAATGTGGTCGCTAGAGTACTTGAAAGAAAAGAAAAGGCAAGCGCCCATTGCTTTTTCCTTTCAGTACATGAATCAAATTGTCAGGCAAAATGAACTTTCATTGGCGCCAGAACTTATTGTTAAGGCAGAAATTGCAACGGAATTTGATGCCTTGGGGATTGGTGTTGACCTGTCTGCTGGCATTAAAGAAAAGAATGATTACACGGTGTTTGTACTGGGTGGTCGGATTGAAGATCGTATCCATATTATTGATTATCGACTAATTCGCGACATGGGGAACCTGGAAAAATTAGAAGCACTTAAAGAACTTCTTAACGATTGGTCCATTATTGGGCAAGATGAAAATAAATAGTATTTTCCAACTTATTCAACATGCGTTGTTTGGTCAGAAGCCGTCCAGTACCAGGCTTCCCTCGAAGCTGACTTCAAGCGGGTTTGCTTGAATAACGAAGGTCTCTACAATTTGATTTGGCATCCAGTTAAGGGTTTCCGTGCAGATAAGCTCGCACGGTTTAGGGGAATTATCGGTATGTTTGAAGATCGAAAAATTATCTTTAATCGTTTCCGGAATTTCACAAATCTCTTCGAAGAACTCACAAACTTCGGCGTAAGTGGTCATGATGATTGTGTTGATGCACTTGTGTGGTTGGTAACCGGATTAGCAAGGAAAGGAAATCTTCACCTTGATTACTAATCGTAAAATAAAAGAAAATACAATTACCTCCGTGTCACCGCTTTCTGCTAACTTTTGGGGTCGCCATCAGGATCGCTTGCATGCGTTATACGACCGCATTCTAGAAAATGAAAGGAAGGTTGACAACCTCCAGGAACAAATTAATCGAATGCCCCTGGAATATGTATTGAAAGTTGACTTCCTTAGAGAATTACAACAAATGCATGATAATTTCAAACAAATTAACGCAAAACTTGATAAGCTTATTGAAAAACTTTAGTTTCCATGAGCTACGTCCTTGAGGTTCAAGAAGACGAAAACGGTGAACAGTTTATCGTTCTTCCAGAAGAAGTACTTGAAGATCTTGGTTGGCAAGAAGGTGATGTCCTTGACTGGAAAGTAAAGGGTGAAGGAATCATCATTACCAAATTAAATGATCCGGCAGGGTATGTAGTATTAGAGGAGTAAAATAAAAGGACTGGAGAAATATAAAATGTATTACGGCGGCGAAAGAAATGTCCCTGGAGCACCTGGTAATTTACTTGCCGGTGGTTTTACTTTAAAAGATTTACTTCCCAATGCCCAGTGGGATATTCCTGCTCAGCCACAAAGCCCATATCTTAAACCTGGAACCAAACCGTCTTTAAAACAATTGTTCCCAGCAAGACCGGGAATTAATACTAATAATCCTGATGATTGGCGTAAAGTTCCTGCCGCAAATTCTGCATTTTCAAATACTTTAGGCGGGTCGAATACTTTAATAGCTCAGGCATTACCTAAAGCTGCAGGAAATTTGGGCGGGATGATGTCTATGGGTTCTTCGGTGCCCGGTCAAAAAGGTTTACCGACGCCTCAAATGCAACCACAAGGCCCTGCATATGGTCCAAAGCCGTTTAATTTAGATATTGCAGGAGTTGATAATCGTTTAGAAAATGTAAATGCAAGTGCAAATATTCAGTTAGATCCTAATCAAGTTGTGCAAATTGGCGGAGAATATTCGCCAGGATATCGAGATCAAATGGGGGTTCCAATAACGGCTGGATATGGAATTAACGCATCATATCAAACGCCCGGTGTTAATATAAATGCAAGATATAGACGCACTCCTCAGGCTGGATACTCTATTTACGGTGGCGTAAACGCTAATTTCTGACCATGAATTATTTAGGTGGATACGACAACATTCCAGGAGCACCTGGTAATTTATTAGCCCAACGTGTATATGGACCCATTGAGCGTGGTCAATACAATCGCCCCGGTCCTCGGGGAGCTGGTATTGTTCAACCTGAAGTTTTTATGGCGCCATACCCAGGTGTAAAACCTGGTCAACCAACAGAGTATTTCCCTTTAGGTAACCCAGCGGCAGGTTATTGGTTCCAAGGAGCTAATCCGGGTATCAACACAGGCACTCCCCCCATGGG